AACAATACGGATTAAATTATAAATCTGTTATACCAACTAACATATATGGGATTAACGATAATTTTGATATAGAAAATGGTCATGTAGTACCTTCTTTGATTCATAAATGTTTTATTGCTAGAGAAAATAATACACCTCTAACTATATGGGGTAGTGGTACACCACTTAGAGAATTTATTTATAATAAAGACGTAGCTAAATTAACTGAATGGGTTTTAGAAAATTATAATGAAGATGAACCTATAATTCTATCAACATCTGAAGAGATATCAATAAAAGAAGTTGTGGGAATGATTATAGATATAATGAATTTTAAAGGTGAAGTTAAATGGGATACAGATAAACCTGATGGACAGTTTAGAAAACCTAGTGATAATTCTAAAATAAAAAATTATCTACCCGAATTTAAATTCACACCTTTATACGATGGACTTAAAGAAACAATAGGATGGTTCGAACAAAATTATGAGAATGTTCGTGGAAAAAAGCCTATACATTCTAACCAAATCTAATATATTTTATTTATGAGTAGAAGAAGAAACAAAAAACTCTCTGAAGAAGAGTTAAGAGAGATTGAAGAATTTGTTTATAGTAAAAACAAAGAAGAAGATAAGTTCCTAAAATCAATGTCAGTTAATTACAAATGTAAAACTGAAAACCAAGGTAGATTAAGAGAATCCATAAGAAATAATGAAATCACAATTGTATCTGGATTACCAGGTACAGGTAAAACTTATATTGCTTGTGCGGAAGCCTTAAAACTAATTAAATCTAGACCTAAATATAAAAAGGTACTTTTGGTTAAATCTGTAACACAATTAAAAGGAGAAGAGTTAGGACATTTACCCGGTGATTTAAATGAAAAGTTTGACCCTTATTTAGGTTCTTTTATAGATAATTTTGAAAAGATTATCGGTGAGTCTTTAACACACAAACTTAGAGAATTAGGTCTAATCAATATCCAACCATTAGCCTTTGTTAGGGGTAGAAGTATTGATAATACTATTATTATTGTTGATGAAGCACAAAACATTAGTTTAGATAACATGAGAACACTTATGACTCGAATTGGTGATAATTCAAAGATGATAATCCTAGGTGATGTTAAACAAAAAGATATTAGAAACAAAAAAGAAAGTTCTTTAGAAGTTATTATTGAAAGATTTAATAACATAGAAGATTTTGGTTGTGTTGAATTAAGAGACCCTAACGATGTGGTTAGAAACCCAATTATTAAAATCATAGAGGATGTTTTTGATGACATGGATAACCCAATGAAGATGAAAAGACAAGTTTTGTTAAAAGGATGAAAATAGGAGTATCGATAGACGGTGTATTAAGAGATTTTTTAGGTCAAGTTAAAGAAACTCATTTAAAATATTTTCCTACAGAAGAAGGTAAGGATGAAATAGAAATACCTGATTATGAACTTGAAAAATGGGTTACGTTTCCCGAAGAAGAAGTTAAACAAGGTGAAATGGAATTTAACCCTGACTTTAACGAAGAAGATTTTTTAGAATCAGAGGATAATACGGAACTAGTTGAAGTTAAGAATAAAGTAACTTTAGATGAGTTTCTTTATGAGAAATGTACCGTAGAGATTTTTGGTTATGCTGAAGAATCTGTTAGTTCTGCTGTGGAAACCCTAAATCAATTAATAATCGATAACCCACGACATGAATTTATTCTGATTAGTAGAGAAGGTGGGATGGCAATACCATCTACTTTTTTCTTTTTAGCTAAAACAAAATCTAGTTGTCCTAATATAAAGTTTGTTAAAGAGTACTCAAAGGTTTGGGATTATGTTGATGTTATGATTACAGACCACCCAAAAATATTAAACACAAAACCTAACAATAAATTAAGTCTTGTGGTTGATAAAGAATATAACAAAAAAATAGTACAATCAGGTCATAGAATAAAAACCATAAAAGAAATTGATGAAAAAATGTTGGATAACTTTGAATATGCTTTACAAGGTGGTAGAGTAGATTGGGTTATGTAAGTGTTTACATATAAAAAATTATAATTAATAATTAATCATGGAATTATTTGATATAGCTGGTAATGAATTTTACTTCGATTTAGATGAAATAAGTGATTTTGTCAGAATTGAAGAAAAGAGTGGTAATGACTTGGAAGAGTTGTTAAGTAACTCAGAAGAAAAAAAAGAAAATAATGATACTATTGAACCACAAGGACCATTAATCGATATGACTAGATGGGACTTATTAAAGGCGATGATAGAAACTATATTAAGTGAAAACGGTGTTGTTGATGAAGGTATGGGTTCTACCATGTTAGGAAAACAACTTTCAATACCATGCCGTTTATCATTTAACACACTAATAAAACATAAATTAATAAAAAGAAATTAAAAAATGGAAAATGTTGAATCAATGGGTGGTGAAAAAACACCTGATTTAAAAACGGTTCTAGAAGAACAAATTAAAAATTTAGAAGAAAAAAAATCTTCTATGTATTTTTTTGTGATGGACACCAAAGGTAACCCAACAGCGGGAATGGCTAATATCTATAAACATGTTAAAACATTAATAGAATTGGGTTATGACGCTAAAATTTTACACGAAAAAAATGATTACACTAGTGTTGACTCTTGGTTAGGTAAAGAATATGGTGAATTACCTCACGTTTCAATTGAGGAACAACAATTAAAAGTAAAAGCTGATGATTTTGTTTTTATCCCTGAAATTTTCGCTAATGTTATGGAGCAAACAGCAACACTACCTTGTAAAAGAATTGTTATATCACAAGCTTATGACTACATCCTAGAGATGATGATGCCAGGAAAAAGATGGGCAGATTATGGTATTACTGAATGTATTACAACAACAGAAAAACAAGCTGAATACGTTAAGGGTTTGATGTCAGGTGGGTTAAAAACATATACAATACCAGTATCGGTACCTAAATATTTTAAACCATCTGAAAAACCTAAACAACCTGTTATAGCGATTCACACAAGAGACCAAAGAGATATGGTAAAAATATTTAAAACTTTTTATTTAAAATACCCACATTTAAAATGGTTTACTTTTAGAGATATGAGAGGGATGCCAATGGAAAAATTCGCACAAAATTTATCTGAGTGTTGTATTTCGGTTTGGGTTGATGAAATTTCTGGTTTTGGTACTTTTCCAATAGAATCTATGAAATGTGATGTTCCTGTATTAGGTAAAGTTCCTAATATGGTCCCTGAATGGATGGAAGATAAAAATGGTTTATGGACACACGATTTTAACGCTATACCCGATGTTTTAGCTAATTATGTACAAGCTTGGTTAGAAGACGCTTCACCTGAAGAATTATATGAAAAAATGGGAGAAACGGTAAAAAAATATACAGAAGAAACCCAAAAAGAAAAAATATTAGAAGTCTATCAACAAGTAGTAGATAATAGAATTGAGGAATTTAAATTTAAATTAGAAACATTACAACCAGTAAATAACGAACAATAAAAATATAATAAAATGGATAATGTAACAGTAATTTTACCTGTACACAGATTAGATGAAAAAGAAAAAGATTATTTCGCTAACGCTGTTAAAAGTATTACAACACAAAAAATAGAAAAAAAACCAAAGATATTAGTTGTTGTAACAAATGAAGAATTAAAAAAAGAAGTTGAGTCTTTTGACTATGACGAAAAAATAAAAGAAAATGTTAAAGTTTTAATTAATGACGGTGAAACAGATTTTTGTTCACAAATAAACTTTGGTGTTAAAAATATTGAAACAGATTGGTTTTCTATTTTAGAAATAGATGATGAATATTCTATGATATGGTTTTCAAAAGTAGAAGAATACATGAATCATTACAATGACGTTGAGGTATTTTTACCGTTGGTTTTAGATGTTTCCCCTGATGGTAAATTTTTACACTTTACTAACGAACCTGTTTGGGCACCTGAATTTAGTGAAAAAATGGGATTCTTAGATAACGATTCTTTATTAAATTACCCCAACTTCCAAACATCAGGAGCGGTTTATAATAAAGAAACTTTTCTTTCTGTAGGTGGTTTTAAAAAAGGAATAAAACTTCATTTTGTTTATGAATTTTTATTAAGAATGACTTATTATGATAAAACTATTATGACCATACCTAAATTAGGTTATAAAAAAATTAACATGAGAGAAGGTTCTCTTTTTTACGGTTACTACAATGAGGGTAGTGAAAAAATTAGGGTAGACGAAGCAAAATGGTGGTTTAACCAAGCGAAAAAAGAATGTTATTTTAAACAAGACAGAGGCATAACATACGAAGAAGAAGTAACAACTTAAGTTATGTCAGTAGAACCAAAGAAAAGGGGAAGAAAACCAAAAAAGAAACCTTACTTTGGTCCAGAAGAGGAAGAAGCAGTAAAGAGATATCTTGAACTTGGAAAAATAATAGAAGACCCGAATACACAAGACGGGTATAGATGGACTGGTACTACGAGCGAAGACATAGAAAGAAATAGACTCTATCTTCGCCACTTAAAAGCCCCACTAGATAAAATGGTAGAAAGTATTATTAGGAGGTACAAACTCTATTCTAAAACAATGGAGTTTGATGACCTTCACGCTGATACTTTAGGTTTTTTACATGTTAAATTTCATAAATTTAAACCAGCTAAAAACAAAAAATCATATTCTTATTATGGTACGGTAGCTAAACACTACCTTTTAGGGAAACTCATCAAAGAAGATAAAAAGATGAAACAAAATCTAAACTTTGATGAAGTTGCTCCTGCCGTTGAAGAAAAAGAAGATTTAATTTATAGAATAGATGATAATAACATTGATTTATCCTTATTAATAGAAAACATATCCAAATCGATTAAAAAAGAGATGGAAGAGAGAGTTTTAAACGAAAATGAGATGAAAGTCGGGAAAGCCCTAACTTCAATTCTAGACGATTGGGAAAATCTATTTGATGATGATAATGTCCCAGGTGGTAATAAATTTAATAAAAATTTAATTCTCTATTACATGAGAGAAATGACAGCTTTAAACACCAAAGACATTAGAAACGCTATGAAAAGGTATAAAATCATCTACAATGTCTTAAAAGAAGAATCTTTTTAAAATTAAATAAAAAGATATTTATAAATAAAAAACCATGGCAAGACCAAAGAAAAAAGAAGTTAAAATATCTACGGATAGTTTTTTGGGTATGGCTCAAGAAGCTTATAATGAACTAGTAGAACAACGTACTACCGCTATTAGACAAATCAATGAAAATAAAAAGAAAGTAGAGGTAGAAGATATGCATGATTTAGTTAATCTAAATAAAGCTAATACTGACTTACTTAAATTAATTGATAACACAATAGATAAAAAATTATCTTTAGTTAAACTAATGAGTACCCTAGTTTTTAAAGGTGATACTGGTGGTGATAAAGTAGAAGGTTCATTAACACCTGAAGATATGGAATTATTAAGGGACATGTTTGAACAAAAAGACGATAAGTAATGGGTTTCATTGAAGATAAAAATAATTTAGTACAACAAATAAATTTATCTGAGGTTTTAGGTGACTTACCTAAAGGCAAATCTATTTCTAATATAGAGTCTGTTAAATCAACATCCTTCAACCTAATACCTTTTATGTTAGATTTAATGTCTATAGCCTGTAAAGATAAGGGTAATGGTGGTAAAGGTTGTATACCTACTTTGGGTGGTGGTAGTAGTCAAGAAACAAAAGCTAGAAAAAAATGTGAAACAATAAGGATTATACTTGAAATTTTAGTTGATTTTTTTCCTGTTTTTATGAGAATAAATAAAGAGGGTATTATTAAGGGGATAAAAGCTGGTTTATTATGTCCCGCTAGTTTTAAAATACCTTCACCAGCGCCAAATGTCACATTAAAGCCAAATGAGTTTGATGGTGATAAATTAACCACTTTAGACCCAAACGCTTTTCCCACTAGTCTTTTTTTTGGTGATGAAGAAAATGATTTAAATGTTTTTTTAACTAATTTAATACAGGGGGGTGTTGGTACTACTGGTGTTTGGAAAAATATTTTAGATTTTGAGGTAATAGATTACCCTTTACCAAGTACGAGTACAACTGGTTTAAAAGTTACTATTAATAGTTCCTATATTGGTAAAGAATATGATGTATTTCTTAAAGATTATATCAATAGTATCGAACTTTTTAATTTTAGTAATTTTGTCCCAAATTTAATGGAAGAATTAAACGGTTCAATAACCGCTTTAGTAGGAGAAACTGATTTTAATGCCTCATTAAGTCTTGAAAAATCTGTATCTAAAGAAAAAGTTAATAGTATGGTTGAAAAAATATTAGATACTGACCCATGTGAGGAAACTTTTAATTTAGATGATAGTTTTTTTACTTTTGATTCCGATAGTTTATTGGATATTGAAAGTAAGGCACAAAATAGAAGACTGGGTATAAAAATGGTTGACTATAGTTGTACACCTACCGCTATAGAACCTGTAGCGTTAGATTCTTTTGAGGGTATAAAAGAACAAATAAAAGAAAACCCATCACAAGCAAAACTAATCACAAAACAGGCAACACAAAATGTATTAAATGAAATATCTGGACAAATAGGTGGTACACAAGAATTAGATGGTGAGGGTAATGAAAATGTAAAAAGGTCACTTAGTTTTGATTTGGCTTTAACTTTACCAAAATTAAGTACTAACGTTGTTTTTACACCCAAAATAATGGTACTATTCCAAGTCTCAAAAAAACTAATAACAAATACAATAGAAGACTTTAAAGATAATTTTGATTTCGCGGTAGCTAATAGAGTATACTTTGAATTTGTTGTTAGAGAATCGGGAGCAGCACTTTTAAAAATATTATATAATCAGTTAAAAGAAGAAATATTAAAAATTGTAGCTTGTATTGCTATAGAATTAGTCAAAGAAGCTATAGATAAAAAAATAAAACAAATAAAAAGTTTAGTGGGTGGATTTAGTGTTGGTGGAGGTTTGATACCGATAGAACTACCTAAGATAACTTAATATAAATTAAAAAAAAATAAAATGGCAAAATTAGGATGTGAAAAAACAGCTTCAGGAGAAATAAATTTCAAACAACCAAGGTCAATACTAAATGGGTTATTAAACTTATTTAAAATACCCAACACAGTCGATAGTTCTATACCTAAACAATTAATATTAGCCTCTAAAGGGAGACCAGGTTTAAGTGCGAAAAAAATCGCAGCTAGAGTAATACAAAGGCAAGCAGACGCTGGATTAAACGTTGGTCCTTTGGGTGACGGTAGTATTTCTCCGGCTGAAATTATGGAGATAATTAGAGCTGAAGAAATTGTTAATGCAATAACAACTGAAATGGGTATAGATTTAGCTGTAACACCCGGTGGAATATCAACTGTTACGGGTACAGCAGGACCAATACCTGTAGTGGGTAGCGCGGTAATAACATCAGTACTTGGTGGTTCAGCAGTAGCTAGATAATTGTGAAAGATTTAAATAATAAAACAAATAAAGAGTTGCAAGAATACCAGCAAAGTCTAAAAAGAGATTTTGAGTTGGTAAAAAGGGAATTATACATAAAAACAAAACATTTAGAAAAAATAAAAACAGAATATATTAAAGTTTCTGAAGAATTAAAATTAAGATACGGAATTAGATAAACAAAAATGACTACATTAAGGAATTATGATATCAATGATGGTACAACCAACAACAAGGAATACCAAAATTTTAACTTTTATTTTGGTCAAGTATTGACCGACCCATTAAAAGACGAAAATGGTGCTGGTAAATGTAAAATTTTTATTAGGATATTAGATAAAGAATTATTTGGTAAAGGTACTACTAATAGTGATGGTACATTAAAACCCGATGTTTTAAAAAGACCTGAGAATTATAGTGATTTAATAGATACCTTACCTGATTCATATGTTATGGAAACTAAATTTTTCTACTCTTTGCCAAAAGTAGGAGAAACTGTAATTGTTTTTTTAAATTTAAAAAACAACCCAAGGTTTAATAGATATTATATCGGTCCCGTATTACCCCAACCACAAGATTATGATGGTGATGGTAATGTATTGGGGATTTTAAAAGGTTTGTTTGGTTCGGGTGCTGGTTTATTCAGTTACCAACAACCTTGGTTTGAAAATAAACAATCTAGGTTAGGGGGGAAAGAAAGCGACTCCAATTGGAATTGTTTTCCTAGTCACCCAAAAGACCCAACTGATGTAGCTATACATGGCAGGGGTAACGAAGATATTATTTTAAGGAGTAGTAGTTATTATGATGAAATACTTTTAAGAACAGCAAAATATAAAAGAACAAATAAATCAGAATTAAATTTGATAAATCCTGGCTATATTTCTATAGTTTCTTATGAGTCTAGTAGGATACCTAGTTTAAATGAAGATTTGTCTACAGTTAATGTTGTGGCGGACCAAATAAATTTAATTTCATATAAAGGTTCCCCTTTGAATAGTACAACTAAATTAGGTGGTTTACCTGGTAAATCTGACGGTCTTATTTTAAACTCTAGTGAACCTGAAAAACAATTAAACTTACAAAATATTCATTTAAGACCCACTGTTTATGGTGATGTTTTATGGGATGTTTTAAAAAAACTGAGGTCTTGGGTTGAAAATCATAAACATTCTGGTGGAGGTGTCGCTTATACTGTACCATCTAAAGACGGTGGAACAAGAGAATTACTCTCATCTTTAGATGATGCTCTAGGTTCTAACCCATTAACAAAGATTAGTCCTAACGGAGAAGAATATCTAGAGTATCAAGGTAATTTAATATCAAACAATATTAAAATTAATTAATTTTCCTAGATATTTATTAGTAAAAGAAACTAATGAGTATATATAGAACTTATTTCGATAGGGATACTGTGATTGTTAGAAATTCATGTGCTAACACAGGCAGAAACCCAATAGCTGAATTATTTCACGGTGGTTCTTTAGATTCTGATAATATAACTTATTCAAGATATTTGTTTGGTTTTGATTTAACAGAGTTAATAGATAGGGTTAATAATAAAGAATATTCTTTATCTGGGATGACCCACAAAATCAATATCACAAATACTTCTTGTTTTGATTCAGAGTTATTTTGTAAAACATTTTGTTCTTCTTATGGTGAATCAACAAGAGCGACAGCTTTTGATATGATTCTTTTTGAAATCCCTGAAAAATGGGCAGAAGGAAACGGATATGATTATGTTGAAAGTAATCTAATCATACAACCAAATAAACAAAATAGAGTATTTGCTGATATAAGAGACCAAGCTTATTGTGAAGGTCCAGCAAATTGGGAAGACAGGTTATCAGCAACAGCATGGTCACAACCTGGGGTTTATAATGACCCAACGATGTGGTATTCAGGAAACACTTCAGGGTATACAGGAACAACAATAGATTTAGTAAAAGGTGAACAATACTTTGAAAAAGGTAGTGAAAACGTTTGTATTGATGTAACCAATTATATTAATGGGTTAATTAGTAGTGGTATTACAGAGGTTAATTTAGGTTTAGCTTATCTACCTGGATTAGAGTCTGCGCCACAAGAATCACTTTGTTATACAGGATTCTTCACAAGAGACACTCAAACAGTGTATGAACCTTTTATGGAGACCATTTATGACGATTTAATTCAAGACGATAGGTGTGAGTTTCACTTAGATAAGAGTAATAGATTATATCTTTACGTCAATGCGGGTGGAGAACGTGTTAATGCAACTATAGGGGGTGTTACAGTTTATGACCAAAACGATAATGTATACCAAACTTTTACAAGTAACGAAATTAATCAAACAACAACAGGTGTTTATTATATTGACCTATCTGTAAGTAGTAATCCTACAAGTGGTTACTGTGGTAATATACAATTTAGAGATGTATGGAATAATGTAACTGTTAATGGTAGAAACTTAGGTGATGTAGAGTTAGATTTTGTAATTAAAGATGATGAATCTTATTATAATATAGGTTCAGGTGATAAAAGTGGTAGAGGTGTAGGTAATTCTCGTAACATATCTATTTATGATTATCATTTTTCTTTTAGTGGTATAAAACGTAAAGAAAAGATTAAACGTGGTGATACTAGAAGGGTAGATATTGAAGCTATGTTACCTTATACAAATGACTATAAACCACTAGATAAAATTTCTTATAGAATTTATATTAAAGAAGGTGAAACACAGATTGAATATGTTCCATGGAAAGAAGTTAATAGAACTGATGACAGTAATTATTTCTTAGTTGATACTTCTTGGTTTATTCCTAATGATTATTATATGGAATTTAAAATAGAATCAGGTAACGAAGTTAGAACTTACCACGATATTATACAATTTGAAATAGTCTCTGAAAAGGATTGGTGTTAAAAAAGAAAAGGTCTGATTTCTCAGACCTTTTTTACTATTTACATAGTCGGTTCGCAATTTTATGTTGATAGGTATTGATTAAATCTTTATCTGTACCTAAACCTTTCATTTCTTTCTTTAAATCGTCTAGTAACTTCTCTATATTAGGGTCATCTTCTTTGGATACGTGGGACTT